GAAAACTATATGATTTTGATTCCAACTAACATCGAACATCATGCAGCAAAGATTCTTGATAAGATCAACTTTGAAGCCAAGACATTTGTCATTCGGCAACTTGCTGATATGGCAAAGATGCAGAGTACACAGCGCGTGAATATCAACGAATATGGCAGTTTGTTAAGCTCTGCATGGATATTAAAGAAACAGTTGACTGAAGGCATCTCTTCAGAAGAGATAGATAGTATGTACGATCGCTGCCAATCTGCAGGCGCATTCGGATCTAAACTGCTTGGCGCAGGAGGTGGCGGATACATGTTGGCACTCACCGATTCAAAGAGCGCAATTCGCCAAGAATTCTCAGATAGAATATGCCTCGATGTAGGCATCTCACACGAAGGAGCAAAAGTTGTCTATAGAGACTGATATTATACTTGATCACCTTGGCCTGATTAATATTGGGTTTGCAAGCATCGATCATCAAATGTTTCGACAAGCGGCCGACTGCATTCTAACTGCAATTAAAAATGGTAAAACCATATATACTGCAGGTAATGGTGCATCTGCTGCTATTGCCCAACACTGGGCATGTGACTATACCAAAGGTTGTTCAGATCTAGAATCAGGATTTAAACCAAGGGTTATTTCACTGTCTGCTAACATTCCTTTAATGACGGCGATATCGAATGATATTTCATATGACGAAGTATATAGTTACCAACTCGAACGTCTTGCCAATCTTGATGATATCTTTATCAGCATTAGTAGTTCTGGCAATTCCCCATCGGTGGTACGAGCATGCGAAGTCGCTATTAACAAAGGTGTTAAAGTAATAGCGCTAACAGGATTTAATGGAGGCAGAACTCGTGATCTTGCTGATTATCCACTCCATGTCGATATCCATGAGTATGAGGCGACCGAAGATGTTCACCAGGCTATTATGCATATGATTGCAAAATACATCCGCGCAAAATAGTTGTGTACAAATTATGAAAACTATGGTAGAATGGTTTTATCAACAGTGAAAAGGTAATAACACATGGCTATCAAAGTTAAAGCTAAACCAAAACAGATCTCTCGGACGGCTATTAAGTCGATCGATGACAAGGCTTATGGTTCAGAACCGATTGCAATCATTAAACTCGGTGATGCTCTTAACTGGTATAATTATATGGCATCAGAAGATCAGTCTCGTGATTGGTTCTTCACTTATGTCAAGAAGAACTATAGCAAGAATGATATTGCTTTGCTTCGTAGACTGCCAAAGTGGAAGATCTCCAAGACTCTTGGAAACGTAGCACGCATCTTGCTCAACGGCAACACCCTTCCTGAAAAAAATCTAGACTACTTCAACAATGGCGTCAAGGCTCTTCTGAGCGAGGCCAGTGTGCTTCGTGAAGAGACTGATGAACAACCTAAGAACGTAATAAGCATTCAGGATCGTGTGCAAGCCAAGATCTATCAGCTCATCACTGAGTGTGAAGAAGCTATCGATGCCGATCCTAAGCTTGACATCTACGAATGGTTGGTTGGCAAAGAAGCAACTGCTCAGGCAGCTTCAGCTATCCGTGACTTCTATGCCAAGGGTCTTAGCGATCACGAAGCAGACGAGTTCGATACACGCGAGATGAAAAAAACACGTGAAGAACTTAAAAAGTATTGGGAAAACTTTGTCCTTCTTGCCGATCGCTTTATAAATAATAAGAAGGCAGTCAAGGTTCGCAAGCCACGTGAAAAGAAAGTCAAGTCGGCTGTTGATATTGTTAAGAACATGAAGTTCCAGAAGGAAGATAAGGCGCTTAAGGTTGTGTCTGTTCATCCAGCTGAAATTGTAGGATGCAACCAACTATGGGTGTACAACACCAAGTACAAGAAGCTAACCAAGTATCTGGCAGTCGGTCCGGCTGGTATACAGATCAAGGGAACAACGCTGATTGGTTGGGATGTTGAAACCAGTATATCCAAAGGTCTTCGCAAACCGGACCAATCAATCCAAGCATTACTATCAGCCGGCAAGGTGGCAATCCGTACATTCATGGATGACCTCAAGACTACAGCGGCACTGCCAAACGGCCGAATCAACGAACAAACAATTCTACTAAGGGTTATTAAGTGACAAATAACGTAATTCGTTTTCCTAAAGAAAAGATGAATACACCACCGCAGTCGCTTGATGACATGATAGCCGACATGGAGCGACTGCGGCTTGACCATGCTGATGAGATTGCATCTAGTATGATTCCACAGTTAATTGGTTTGTTCATGGCCAATGGAATTGATGTAGATAAACACGAATACATTAAAGATGTTTCGATGATAGTAGAATCGACTAAGTCACTGCTATATAAATACATGAACATAGAACATCCTTTCCATGATATGGTTGAGAGTGTTTTTGATTTTAATTATAATGATGATGAAACGGTAGAATATTCCTATTCACTACCAACTGAAACGGAGGAAGAGTGAAAACTCTTTAATTTGATATGATTATTGTTGACCTATCCCAAGTAATGATTTCTAATTTGATGATGCAATTAGGTAACCATACAAACATAGAAGTTGAGGAAGATCTTCTTCGCCATATGATCCTTAATTCTATTCGTTCATATAACATGAAGTTCAAAGACGAATACGGTGAGATGATAATTGCATGCGATGACCGTGCATTCTGGCGCCGCAATATCTTTCCATATTATAAAGCCAACCGCAAGAAGTCACGTGAGAAGTCTGAACTCAATTGGACTCAGATCTTTGATGCACTGCACAAGATCCGTGACGAACTCAAAGCATTTTTTCCATATCGTGTTATTCAAGTAGATAGCGCAGAGGCTGATGACATTATCGGTTCTCTGGTTATGGCCAATGGTGACACCAACGAAAAGATTCTCATTCTATCCGGCGACAAAGACTTTGTTCAGCTTCAGCGTTACAACAACGTGAAGCAGTACGATCCTGTCCAGAAGAAGTTCCGTACCACCAATGATCCTGATCGGTTCATCAAGGAACATATCATGCGTGGTGATACTGGTGACGGCATTCCTAACTTCTTATCAACTGATAACTGCTTAGTTGTAGGTGAACGACAGAAGCCAGTCGCTAGTAAGAAACTGGATGTATGGGTACACCTCAAACCAGAAGAATTTTGTGACGACCGCATGCTACGTGGATACCGTCGCAATCAACAGCTTGTAGACTTGTCTTTCATCCCTCAGAATATCCAAGAAAATGTCTTGGCTGAGTACGAAGCACAAGGTGGCAAGAATCGCAAAAACTTATTCAACTACTTCATTGAGAAGAAGCTGAAAAACCTAATCGAAAGCATTAACGAGTTTTAATATGGTAACATTAGCTATTTCACAAATCATCGAGAAAGCCGGCAAACTCAAGACACAAGAGAAAAAGGCACAGTACCTGCGTGATCACGACAGCGAGACGCTTCGTTATATCTTAGAACTGGCATTTTATCCTGGTGTCAAATGGGAACTCCCAGAAGGTGCACCTCCGTACAAGCCTACATCTTATCTGGACCAAGAAGGCCGGTTATATAAAGAATCACGTACATTGTCTATGTACCTGTTAGGCAACAACCCTGAGCTTGGCAAGGTTAAGCGCGAGATGTTATTCATTGGTCTGCTTGAGAGCCTGCATCCTAAAGATGCAGAACTATTGATTGCAGTTAAAGATCGTAACGTTACGGCCATTGATAAAGAGGTTGTTAACCTTGCATTCCCAGGATTAATTTCAGGATGAGCAAATCAGTTAAACGCAATAATAAGTATTATGGCGAAGAATACGAATCCCATGAAGTACAACAACACCGTGAACATCTTAAAGAAAAGAAACTTCGTGCTGCATTAACATCTAAAAACTGGGCTATTCTGCAACGAATAACTGAAGAAGAATATTAATGCCATTATACGAATTTGTAAATACAGAGACCGGAGAACAGTGGGATGACTACATGTCCTATGACTCATACAAGGCATATCTTGTTGAGAACCCACATATTACCCCGGTCTTCAGTATTTCGATTATCGGTGGAACTGGTGATCGAGTGAAGACGGATAGTGGGTTTGGTGATGTACTAAATCGAATTGCCAAGGCAAACCCCAACTCTCCATTAGCCCAGACACACGGCGATAAGGGTGTCAAAGCATCTAAAACTCGTGAGGTCGTTCAAAAACACAAAAGCAAGGGATAACTTGTGCAGTATAACCAGCCACGTACAACCAAGAGAGAAAAAAGAATTGCCAGACAAAATGGTGATGCACCTGAAGGACTATCATTTAAAACACAGAACTTTAATTTAAAGAATGTTAACGCACTTACAGAAAATCAGCAAATAGCTTTTGATGCGTTTGATGATGGAAAACATCTGATGTTGCACGGTATGGCTGGAACCGGCAAAACCTTTATTGCATTATATAAAGCGATCGAATCGCTAATGTCAAATAAAGGTGTACAAAATAAGATTTATGTTGTAAGATCGGTAGTACCAACACGTGATATGGGTTTTCTTCCTGGCAATCAGAAAGAGAAGATGAAAGTATACGAGGCGCCTTACTATGCTATATGTACCGAACTGTTTGATCGGTCTGATGCATACGAGATCCTCAAACAGAAGAATGCGATCGAGTTTATCTCGACATCGTTTATTCGTGGCATCACCATGAATAACTGCTATGTAATTGTGGATGAGGTTAATAACATGACCTTCCACGAACTCGATTCAGTTATTACACGTATTGGTAAAGGGTGTAGAGTATTGTTCTGTGGCGACTTCCGCCAATCAGATCTTACAAAGGACCAAGAACGCAACGGATTGAAAGACTTCATGAGAGTCATCGATAAGTTGAATGATTTTGTACATGTCGACTTCCTCGAACAAGATATTGTTCGTTCGAAGCTAGTGAAGGAATATATAATTGCTCGTCAAAAACTCGGTTTTCAACCCTAAAGAATTCACCTGGTATAAGGATGAATTCGAACACTTCCCGCGGGAGGAGATCAATGGTGTCCGTCACTATGTAACTCCTAATGGCAATTATCCATCTGTGACAACAGTTCTTGGTGCAATGCTGGACAAATCCGGACTTGATGCATGGCGCAAGCGTGTTGGTGAGGAACAGGCTGCTAATATCAGTCGGCTTGCAGCGACTCGGGGTACTAACGTCCATAACATGTGCGAAAGCTATGTTCGTGGAGAGGACGTGGACGTTAGTATGCCGTTTAACGTTACCATGTTTAATCAGATCAAGAAGGTCTTGGATGACCATGTCGATGATATCGTAGGATGTGAGTTGACTCTTGTATCAGATGAACTAAAGATTGCTGGCTCGTGTGACCTCATTGCGTTGTATGATGGTAAGTTATCCATTATCGATTACAAGACATCGTCGAAGAATAAGATGAAACAGTGGATTGAGTCATACTTTCTACAGACTGTGCTCTAC